AGCGTCAGGTGCGCAGCGTCTAAACTGTGGATAAAGTTTGGGCTGGCCCCCATCCTTGTCTTCGACCTGTCTACTGTCCCCTCCAACTCGTGTTGATAAGCGAGACGAATAATCGAACCGTCGATAATGGTTTGGATGCGACGTAGTTTAGTATCTGGGTATGCTTGGCGTACAAGGAAGTTTGTGGGGGTAATCCACTCCATCGGTCTCTTCCGGGCAGCGTAGATTGAGCCAATGTCTTTGACGTAATCCATTACCTGTCTAGCAGAACCAATTACACCATCAATGGCATTCCAAATATAACCAGATAAATAAAGACTTGGCGTGAAATAATCATTCCCCCAAGGATTGGGTTTTCCTTTCGCCACTTCTTCTTCAATAGCTTCTTCAACATATTGGCGACAGGCGTGTTGAGTCCCAGAATAAGGAACAATCATACAGGGCCGTTTTGTCAGCTTGCGTGTAATACCAAACTCTAAACATTGGCGTGCCAGTTCGATGCCATTAGCAGCATCATCCCTAACCATTTGTTCAGTAAGTAGGGCCACATCACTATAGATGTCAGCAGGAACCGCAGTATCACAGAGGTTTACAGCAGAACCGCCACGCTCATCTCTCAAGATTGCAGACAGATTTTGAAGGCCGTTACAAGAACCGTCAGCAGAGACAGGCAAGTGGGTTACAAAACCTTTCCCTTCTCGCAACCACCCGTACCATTCAAAACACCACGCCAAAAACTGCCAAGGTTTATCAGCTTCCGTCCACCACAAATAGTCCATAGGATTTTCAGCAACTCGGACAACATCATCCTCATGTAAATACGCCCAGATTTCACGGTCAACCAAAGAAATCTTGTCGTTACCGAATAAGTTTGCTCCATGTATCGCGAGCCATCTTGCATCTTCAGCACTCTCCATCAACACGCCACGCGCAAATTCAATGGTCGCTTTCCCCCAGTCGGCCACCTGCGGAGACATGAAACTTTCAACCGGATACTTCCGGCTTCTGAAGTCACATTGCCACACGAAATAAAACTCTGGGTGTTTCGTGTAGTCCTCTGCTAATTGAATTGTGCGTTCTACTTGGATGCGCTTAGACATGCTTTTGTGATTGAACGTATAGACACCATTCCGGCGCTTGCGCCAATCTCTGAACTCAACACGTTCCCGCTCATCTAGTTCTTTAGGTTCCTTTGTGAAGGGGTATGGTGGGAGTGGTAAGTCTTCACGGGGTGGTAATCCAGCCCATTCTTGTCCAGAGTCCCAGACATTCCTGATAATCTCGATAACCCTGTTGTTGGTTCTCCACGCAGTGTTCTGGAGCGCGTTCAATGCTCCAAATTCTTTCGACAAATCTTGTTTTGAAAGTCGTTTAAGGTATTCACGGCTCGCTTTTTTCATTTTCAGTCCTCCTTTGTCAGTTTGTGTTTGCAATCAACTTCAAAATCGGCATAAGCGATTGGGTAGTCATCTCCGCCCCACCACTTCTTAGCTGCTTTAGCATGCTCGTCTGTGAACTTTCTTCTGCATTTGTAATTCACACATTTTTCTGAAGAACAAAACGCCATATCTAGGTAACTAATCATCAAGAATACCTCACTTGTTACACATGTGGAGCAATTAGTGCGCACGAACCATCGGCAATCTGTTGATAGCGTCGGAGTAGTACCCGCCACCCCAGACATCCTCCCACGGTTTTGGCTCGATTATGCACGGGACATACCGGGGTCTCCTGAGCATCGCCGCCTCATTGAATGAGCGTATCCATTCAAGAGTTTCAGCAGTTGCTTCTACGAATGTAGTTGTTTTGTTTTTGCCTGTGGTGAACAGGCGTAGTTCGAATATGCCTGTGGACACGATGATGGCATCAATCAACCGAAGGCCGACAAAAATGCGCTCTTCATTACTCCACCCGTTGAGGTGTCCGTCAGCGTTCATCTTGTGTACTAACCCACGGCGTTTGTGGTGCCGCCCTGATTTCTCTTCCGCCAGTCTGAGAACGTTTGTGGCGGTTTCAGGGTCGGTTTTGAGCCATTCTTGAAGACGCCATTGGTCTTCAATATTCATCCCGACAGCGCGGGCAATTTTTAGGAGGGTGAAGCGTTTTGCCACCCCGTCTATGGTGGCAATCAGTGCTAGGTACGCCGCTTTCTCGGCATCCACATCAGCCAGCTTTTTACGGGCAACATCTCTGTTGCTGGTCTTATTGTCCTTAACCTGCTGGACTTGCGCGGCAACCGCAGAAACAACCGAGGCGAGTAACGCCCTACCGTGTTTCGTCTTGGAACTCATACCACGTTCTTCTAGCTTGATTCGCTCCTTCTCATAGCGGGCGATACCCGCGTTGACCATTTCAATCTCTAGGGCAATTTGCTCGTCAATACTCGGCACAAGATTCTCCTTTGGGCCACGAGTTAGGCCACATTAGTGGCCCTCGTGTTAGTTTACTTCGGATGTGGAGCAAGGCCACACACCCACCTAAACAACGCCAAATAGGCTTGAGAATCTGTAACTTAGAAGTAGTTGCACTGCTGTATGTATTTAGCAGTACATTTTAAGTTTTCTCAAAACCGCTTTGGTGTTTGGTGCGAGTGGCGGGACTCGAACCCGCAAGCTATTGATTTAGCGATGGATTTTAAGTCCATTGTGTATACCAATTCCACCACACTCGCTCTTCTTTTTAGGCCACATTTAGGCCACTAGGCCACACGCAGGGCCACACATTTTACTCAAGTATATTTAGTGCTTCTGTAAGGTGTTTCGGGGACAAATGAGCGTACCGCATCGTTGTCACGATAGCCTTGTGTCCCATAAACTCTTTAACGTGATTCAGGGGCAACCCGCCTTGAACCAAGCGACTACAAGTTGTGTGGCGTAGTGTGTGCCAAACGACATCATCCAGATTTAGATGAGTTCGAATTTTGTCCCACACCTGACGATGCCAATTTGAAGGATACGGGAAAAGCGCTTGTTGATACAGTTTTTTTCTTCTGTCCAACACTTCTCTGGCTCTGTTGGTCAGTGGTATCAAACGTGGGTGGTCGTTCTTGGACTTAGGGATATACAGACCATCTGCGGTCACATCCGCCCCCTCAATAGCCATCAACTCACCGAAGCGAATCCCAGTATCAATCGACACAATAAATGCGTCTTTCAAATCTGGCTGCGCCCAGTCGTCCATCACATTCAAAATTGCTGATTCTTCTTCCTTGGTCAACCAACGGGTTCGGTTGACACCTTCCTTCTGTCGGTGGAAGACAGGTAGATGTTTCAGCTTCCCACGCTCATGGGCAAACCGCATGACTTTAGATAAACAGGCCAGTTTTCTGTTGATAGTCGCGTTAGAGCGATTGGCTTTCTTCTGACTGATGATGAAGTCATCAATGGCTTCAGTAGTAATGCGCTCAATAGGTGCTTTGCGTCCGAAGTAATTCATCAATTCTTTGATTATGAACACCTGCTTCTCTTCGGACTTAGAACCTCTCCAGTGCATTTCGAAGGTCTTGTCTAACGCCTCTCCAAGCGAAAAAGAAGAAGGTGCGGCACCCAGTGCTTTAGGGATTGGCTTACCTAGCTTTATGCTTTGTCTTGTTAGTGCCTCCCATGTTGCAGCTTCCTCACGAGTGGAGAATGAACGGCGAAAACGTTCGTCTCCAACCTTGATATACGCCTGCCACGAGTCTCCACGTCTAGTGATACTCATTTCAGTAACTCCTCGATTGAATCAATAACACGTTTGCCCTTGGGGGTCAGCTTGATAAATTTCTCAATCCGACGCTCAGGGTTTTCATAAGCCATGATTAAGTCGTGGCCTGAAGTCCTGTGACGTGAAACCTTGCTCAAGGCCGAAACGTTACGGCTGGCGCTGGCTGAAGAGAGACCAAGATAGTCCCCAACATCTTTCACGGTCACAGGTACCTCTGCCTGATTTCGTTCAGCGATGAACAAAAAGGCGAGGATGGTTTGTGCGGGCATCTCAGGGTCTAGTTTCCTGAACTCTTCGACCAGCCGCATCAACTTGTTTAACTTTAGAGACATATAGCACTCCTATCGGTGTGCAGACAATAGTATCTGATTCTGACCTGCTAATACAAACTACTCTGCCGCACTTATTACATTTGTTCATGTGTGTGACGCCAAGGTGCAAGGCCAATTCACGGTTAAAAATTTTCATCACTCTATCCTTGATGTTGCCATTGTTGTTGTTGTTGCTTGCGGTTCCTTTCCGTAGTGGTTGCCTTGCTTATCTAAACATTCGAATACGCTGTCATTGCTACCCTCCATCGCTTGCATAGTTAAAAAGGTGGCCTCCCTCTCCCCACTACGAAAGAGGGAGACCTGAAACTAGAAGTGCAAGCAAAGAAACTTCTAGTTTCGTTTCGCAACTACAAGAGTCGCAAACTTACAACACTGTTGACACTCCACGGATGGAGCAATCAAAAGCCATCACAACTCAGTTCGATGACTTCTTGAACACACCCTAAAGGGAATGTGGTCAGGTTCCCGACTTCCGGCCAAGTGTCCGAAATAGTGATTCTGTCTTTTGCTTTTCGAATCAGGAAACCAATGGTTTTGAACGGGGTTGGTACATCTCTGTTCTCTTCGTATAACTCGTCGTTCCAACCAACCCACGATGTAATGTCCACCCACTTAATGATGACTGGACGGCACTTCTGTCTCTTTTTGTTCATAAGAGACAATTCCGACGATTGATAATTTTAATCTTCGGGAGTGTATTTATACAAGCGTTGCACTTGATATATGTCAATTTTTTCACAAACCCGTCCCCCTTGTGTAACAGGTTGAAACATTTCCAGAAAGCCCAAGTGACAACTTGCGGCCACCTGCGTTGATAGTGATTTCGCCTAAGTTTATGCGAATGCTTCTCATTTCTATTGTTTTATTGAATAAAACAAAAAACCTGCTCGATATAATCCAAGACATAATATTTTGTCGATTATGTTTATATAATGTCGCGCATTTTATATTCGCCACTGCTGGAACCTGTGTATAGA